GTTTTTGTTTTAGGCACAGAAATATTGCTTAAATGGGAGTTAGCTAAAAATATGATGCGCCCTAAAAGCGATTATACTAAAGTTAAAATGAACTATAGTATTGTTGCGCCAAGAATGTATCAAGGAAGGATTGAATCTTTGGTTAGCCGTATTGAAGGCTTTGCAGACATGGTGCAGATCACGCACTTAAAATTACAACAAGTGCTTTCAAGGATGGTACCTGATGGGGTTTATCTTGACGCTGATGGTTTAGCTGAGATTGATTTAGGCAACGGTACAAATTACAACCCACAGGAAGCTTTAAACATGTTCTTCCAAACAGGTTCTGTTATTGGTAGATCTTTTACTTCTACTGGGGATATGAACCCGGCTAAAATGCCAATTCAAGAGTTAACTAGCGGTAGTGGAAATAATAAGATTGCATCTTTAATACAAACTTATAACTACTATTTACAAATGATACGTGATGTCACTGGCCTTAATGAAGCGCGTGATGGATCATCTCCTGATAAGAATGCTTTGGTTGGAGTACAAAAACTTGCCGCTGCAAATTCAAATACTGCAACTCGTCATATTTTGCAAAGTGGTTTATTTTTAACCTCAGAGGTAGTAGAGTGTTTGTCTTTAAGGATTTCGGATATACTTGAGTATTCTCCAACAAAGGATGCATTTATTCAAAGCATTGGGGTTCATAATGTAGCTACACTCGACGAGCTAACTGAATTACATTTGTATGACTTTGGTATTTTTATTGAACTAGCACCAGACGAAGAGGAAAAAGCAATTCTCGAGAACAACATTCAAATGGCTTTGTCCGCTGGGTTGATTGAACTAGCCGATGCAATCGACTTACGGGAAATTAGAAATATTAAGCTTGCTAATCAGCTTCTTAAAATACGAAGAAATAAAAAGCAGCAGAATGATCAGCAAATGCAACAAGCTAATATTCAAGCACAAGCACAGGCTAATGCTCAAGCGCAGCAAGTAGCAGCTCAGGCTGAAGTGCAAAAAGCGCAGGCTTTACAGCAGATGAACATGCAAATGGAGGAAATGAAGGCGCAGCTTGCGTTACAAAAATTACAGCAAGAAGCGGAAGTTAAGAAGCAATTGATGCAGCTGGAGTTTCAAATGAATATGCAACTTAGAACTATGGAGGCTGAGGTTTACAAAACCAAAGAAGGTTTTAAAGAAGACCGTAAAGACCAACGGGTAAATAAGCAAGCATCACGTCAATCAGATCTTATTGATCAAAGACAAAACAATACACCGCCTAAAAACTTTGAGTCATCAGGAAATGATGTCCTAGGTGGGTTTGACTTAGGTTCCTTCGAACCTAGGTAATATAAATAAGTGTACAATCATATAATATTTTATCATGAACGAAGAAGAAAACAAAGTAGTTGAGGCTGTTGAAGAAACACCCCAACAAGTAGAGACGGCTACGCCCGCTAAAGAAAATTTAGATCCAGGTGTTATTAAAATTGATTTACGTGAAATAAATCAAAGTCCGCCTGAAGAACCTGTAGAGGCAGTTGTTGACGAAGTAGTTGAAGAAGTGGTTGAAGAAGCCGCTCCAGAAGTAACACAGGTGCTTGAAGAAGTAACTGAAGAAGAAATTACGGCACAAGCCGAGCAGCTTACGGAAAATATTCAGGAAGCAATTGTAGATCAAAAAGAATCTGGAATTGAATTACCTGAAAACATTCAAAAAGTTGTAGATTTTATGAATGACACTGGCGGATCGCTAGAAGATTACGTTAAGCTAAATCAAGATTACGGAACATTAGACGAAAAGCAATTGCTTTTTGAATACTATAAACAGTCTAAACCGCATTTAGCTAATGATGAAATTGATTTTCTGATTGAAGACAAGTTTGACTTTGATGAAGACTTAGAAGACGAGCGAGACATTAAAAGAAAAAAATTAGCTTTTAAAGAAGAATTAGTGAACGCTAAGTCTCATTTAAACAATCAAAAATCAAAATATTACGAAGAAATTAAGGCAGGTTCTAAATTAACACAGGACCAGCAAAAAGCGGTTGAGTTTTTTAATCGCTTTAATACAGAAAACGAGGAGGCTACTCAAGTGGCAAGTCAGCAGAAAAATGCGTTTTTACAGC